ATGTACTTAGTAATATAAAGGAGGTAATCGACTCTTGCGATAAAGCCGATACTAAGCTAAAGGCTTTATTTAAGTTGGCAGATATTATGGATATGGAAGATAAGAACAAAACTCAGGTTACAACTATGACTGGTGCTTTATTTCAAGGATTCACACCAGAAAAACTAGAAGAGGTTGAAAGACCTAAGGAAATTGAGTGAGATCCATCCTTGTAGAAGTATTAGCTCAAAGTGCAAGGGAATTAAAATTATGGAAATGGGTAGCAATAATAAGTATAGCTTTACATATATTAAGGAGTTTCTGAATGGCTGAAAAACCGAAGAAATGGGATAAGCAGTTTGACTTTACTTCAGAAATGGCAACTTATTTTAAGGAAATTCAAGTACTTGAAAATAGTATAAATAGGGGGTTTAATGAAAAATTGAATCCTGTTGGCCCTATGGGCCCGTTAAAGTCTAATGATCCTAGGCAAAAAACAGTCCCAACTTCTGACGATAAATTTTATGAATATATAAGCATTGAAGGTGAAGAGAACACTATAGCATATGGTCATAAGCTAAAGAAAGGTGAGAATTTTTCCAAAGGATTAAGTAAACCCGGAGCTCTAGATTTACTAGGAGAAGATTTATTTGACGCTTATAAAGGAGCTTTCAATCAATATGTAAACCAATGGTCGGGATTAGACAAGAAACAAAAAGAAGCAAAATGGAATGAGCTTTCTAATGAGGCCAAGGTTGCATTGACAGATCTTAATTTCAATATAGGAAATATAAAAGATTATAAAGGTCTTTTTAAAACAGCAGTAGAAACTGGAGATATAGATGAAGTAAAGGCTGCAATAAGAGCACGTGGATACAAAGGTACCGGACAATCTAACTTTCTTGAGGACAGAAATAATCTTATTATTAAAAAAATTGGAAGTTCAGTTAGGTCTTCGGATGAGGCGACACTAATTAATAAATGGAAAGAAGAGGACAATATATTCGCATGAAGAAAACCCCAGCACAGAAAATCAGAGATTATTTAAAACTACCCATAAAAGATTCATATATTAAGATAAGAAAGGAAAAATATGGCCTACGAAGACAAGTACGCATTTGATGTAATGAACGCTAGCGATCCGGACATGGATGTGACCGGAGGAGCTATAGAGTATTCTTCATATGAGATGGATATGTCTCCTAGCGAGCAGAAAGGTTATGAGAAAAATCTAAGAGATGCTTTAGCGATGAGTTATAGAAGTGATCCGCATAAAGGCAAGCTTGGTTTTCAAGATTGGCTAAAGGGATTAAGACCTGATCTTGTTATGGAGAGGGCTCGTAAATGGGAAGAAATGCGTGCAGATAATAAAGGTGTTGAAGGGTATAGAGCTAGTATGGATGCTCTTGGCCCTGAAGAGTCAGGCTTATTAGAGGATTCTGGAATACTGCAAAGAATACTTGATCAGCATACTGGAAGGTTGGATGATGCTCGTAAAATAGTGGGAGATTATAGTCCAGAGCCTATTACTAAAGATACAAATATTAAAGAAAGTAAATATAGAAGATAATGCCTAAATATTTTGCCAAAAGAGATACAACAAAAGCTGAACCCGTTAAAAAGGGAGATATAAGATTCGGGCATAATCTTCTTGATATAGTAGGAGAAACATTAATGCAAGGCATTCAAGAAGGCAAATTTAGCTCAGGTTCTCTCCGAGATTTCAAAGCTGATATTGATTTAGATTTAGGTGAGGGTTATTCTGCTAATTTAGGATATAATCAATATATAGGTGATTTAAGGCAAGATCTAAAGCTAACCCTATCAAAGAAATTCTAATGGCGAATATAAATACGCATAACATATCTCAGGCTGAAGAAGAACTCCAATTAGCATATAAAGACTTAATTGCCTTTGGAAAGCTCTTTCTACCAGATGATTTTGAAAGATCGGAAACCCCATTCTTCCACTATGAAGTGGCGGATGCTTTACAGAATACAGACCTTAGACAGCTTGCAGTTATCCTCCCAAGGGGTCACGGTAAAACTGTTCTTACTAAGTGTAATATAATGCATGACTTCTGCTTTACAAAGGAACCTTTGTTCTACGGATGGGTTGCTGCTAGCTCTAAGATCTCTGTACCTAATTTGGATTATATAAAGTATCATATAGAATATAATGATAAAATACGCTATTACTTTGGAGATCTAAAGGGAAGGAAATGGACTGAAGATGATATCGAGCTTAAAAACGGTACTAAACTTATTTCTAAGAGTAATCTTTCTGGTATTCGTGGTGGTGCCAAGCTTCATAAGAGGTATGACCTTATTGTACTGGATGATTTTGAAGACGAAAATAACACTATTACTCCTGAGTCTAGGGCGAAGATTTCCAATCTTGTTACGGCTGTTGTGTTTCCTGCACTCGAACCGAAGACAGGACGACTCAGAATAAATGGCACTCCGGTACACTATGATAGCTTTATTCAGAAGATTTTGACAGGGCATGAACAGGCTGCAAAGGAGAAGGAGGATTATTCTTGGAAGGTGATTACATATAAAGCTTTACAAGATGATGATACTACTCTCTGGCCTTCATGGTTTGGACATAAAGAGATGGAGAGGAAGAAGAAGTTTTATGCCGATAGCGGTACACCACAGAAGTTCTATCAAGAATATATGATGGAGGTACAAAGTGAAGCTGATTCAATTTTTAATCGTGACCATATTAAGTATTGGGATGGCACTTTTACTAAAGATGATGATACAGGTCTTACTTACGTCATACCTGATGGAGATGACCCTAAGCCCTGTAATCTTTTTGTAGGAGTGGATCCGGCTACAGATAGTGCTAGGAGAAATAGTGATTATAGTGTTATTATTGTGATAGCGGTCACAGCTGATAATAATATTTATGTCCTTGATTATATACGTAATAGAACCTTACCTGTACTTGGTGTTCCTGGCACCGACAACAAAGGAATAGTAGATTATATATTTGATTATGCTAAGTTTTACAATCCTACACTCTTTACAATTGAAGATACAAGTATGTCTAAACCTATATTTCAGGCTATACGTGCTGAGATGAGGAGACGTAATGAGTTTATTATACCATTTAAAGAAGAGAAACCCGGTAATAGAATGAGCAAAAGAGATAGGATACAGGAGATACTTGCTCAAAGATTTGCAGTAGGTCAGGTACATATTAAGAAGATACAGTATGACCTACATAGAGAAATAATGACATTCGGGCCAAGGATGGCCCATGACGATACAATAGATGCTTTAGCATATGCATGTAAGTATGCACATCCCCCAACAGGACTTCACGAATCAAGGGATGGATGGTATAAGCAGAAACCTAAAGCTAGACCTTGGATAACGGCATGATTAAGTTAATCGTATTTTCCGCACTATTGAATACAGGAGATAGCAATATATATGCTACCGTACCTACGGATCCTGTTAAAATAGAAGCAGGTCGTAGGAGAGGCAAAGGCCAACGTGGCCGTAGAAGAGGTGGCAGTGGGTTGCGATAATGGCGGAAAAAGTTAAAGAAGCATTGTCAAAATTATTGGCAGAGTGGCTTTTTAAAGACTTTGGCGTATTGCTAGAAGAGCCTACTCCAAGCGAAATAGAAGAAGAATTAGAAGAGGTAGAGAAATAATGGGAGTATTAGACTTTTTATCAAAACCAATGGATCCGGAGCAGAACAAAGGTAATCAGGAATATGATATCTTTCTAGCTGAACGTGGTGTTCAAAGGCAAAAATGGGACTATAACTATAGAGATGCCTATGAATATTTTAGGGAAACTGGAATAGACCCTTATGATCAAAAATCTAAACATTGGACTAGTAAATTTAAACATCCACTTTCAGAAGAAAGATATATTAGGGATGAAGAAACTGGAAAGTGGTTTGATACTATTGGAAGCAAATTTGTAGAAGAGGAAAGGGTGGCACAACAGACAATAGAAAGGCTAGAATATATGGAAGGTCTGCCTTTAAATGAAGAAAGATGAAATGTTCCAAGCAACACGATGGATAAACCTATTAGTCGGCCTGTTAAATATCTATTTATACAGTCATGGCGGTGGATACCATCTTTTGGGAATAGCAATGCTCAATATAGGGGCATGGTCTTTTACCCGAGGAGTTCACAAATGAATTGTGTTATGGAATCTATTACTGGGATTAATATTTTTAGGAACTGTTAGGTATGGCGATTATATTACCGATGAGTGTCCGCAGGCGAGGTACAGCTGCCCAAAAATATGTGACGTAGATCACAAACACCTACCATTAAAGGAGTGCAAGAATGGCAAAACAGAACAAGAAAGTAGACCAGATTCGACAATTATACCATCTGGCAGATAGCTCCACGAGGAGACAGTGGCAACAAATAAATCAAAAAGGATATGAATTTGCTCATGATGAACAGTTAGGAGCAAATGAGAAGGATTCTTTGGAAGAACAAGGAATGCCAACATTTACAATTAATAGGATACTCCCAGTTGTTGAGATGCTTAATTTCTATGCTACAGCAAATAATCCTAGATGGCAAGCTATAGGGGTAGAGGGTAGTGATACTGATGTAGCTGCAGTACTTTCTGATCTTACTGATTATGTTTGGCATAACTCTAATGGCTCTACACTTTATACTAATGCTATAAATGATTCAGTAACTAAGGGTATTGGTTATCTTCTTGTCACTATAGATAAAGATGCTGATAATGGTATGGGTGAAGTTATTGTACAACAGCCAGAACCTTTTGATATCTTTATAGATCCTAAGTCAAGAGATATGTTATTTCGTGATGCAGCTTTTGTTATGATCCGTAAAGTCCTACCTAAGAATCATCTTATGAATATCTTTCCTGACCATAAGCGTAAGATAGCTAATTCAAATAGTGATGATCAGTCTCAAACTACATATTCAATGCGATCTACAGGTGATGGAGAACAAAAGTTATTTACATATAATGATGATGTAGATTCTGATCTAGCTATAACTGCTAAGGGAGAAATAGATCAATTAGTTGAGTTCTTTGAAGTTTATGAAAAGATTAAAGTATCCTATATCAATCTATTTTATCGTATACCACCTGATCCAGAGCAGTTAAAGGCTATAAAACAACAGGCTAGTGTGCAGATGAAAGAGATGCAAGCTGAAATGGAAGTAGGATTATTAGAGCAGCAACAACAAATGCAAGAAGCAGTTCAATCTGGTGATATGCTACCAGAGAGATATGAACTTGAAATGCAGAAAGCTCAGGATATGATGGTACAGCAATTACAAGTAGCTGAACAAGAAGTTATGAGTCAGCTCCAAGCAGAAGCATCTAAGATTGAGAATAAGATTATTACTGAAAAAGAATTTAATATTCTTATGAAGGATCCTAAAATAGCAGAGAATGTAGTAGATCAGGTGCAGTTTTATTCTACTCGTGTAAAGCAGACTTGCCTAGCAGGTGATAAGCTTATATATGAGCAAGTTCTACCCGATACTATTACAGAATATCCATTAGTTCCTTTTCATTATAAATGGACAGGTACTCCATATCCAATATCAGCTGTATCACCACTAATTGGTAAGCAGCAGGAAATAAATAAAGCACATCAGATTATGGTACATAATGCTTCATTAGGTTCTAGTCTTAGATGGATGTATGAAGAAGGCTCTATTGATGCTGAGATATGGGAAAAGTATTCCTCTAGTCCTGGAGCTTTACTTCCAATTAGACCTGGTGTAGAAAGACCTACTCCAGTAATCCCAGCACCTCTTGCAAGTGCTTTCTTTCAGATAGTTCAAGAAGGTAAGGGTGATATGGAGTATTTAGCTGGTATATATAGCTCTATGATGGGAGATAGCTCTCAAGCAGGAGAAACCTATCGGGGTATGTTGGCTTTAGATGAATATGGTACTAGACGTATTAAGCAATGGATGAGTACTTCTATTGAACCCGCTTTACGTCAATTAGGTAATATGGTACTTCAGTTTTCACAATCTACATATTCAGCTTATAAACGATTTAGATTGATTCAACCTTCTGCTATACAAGAACAAAGAGAACAGGAAGTGAATATACCTATTTATAATGATATGGGAGAAGCTATAGGTAAATCAATGGATATAGAGTCACTTAAATATGATGTAAGGGTAATGCAAGGCTCTACTCTACCAGTTAATAGGTGGGCATATCTTGAAGAATTAAAGCAGTTAATGTCACTCGGAGTGGTAGATGATATAGCAGTACTCGCTGAAACTGATATTAAAAACAAGGAAAATATTGTAAAAAGGAAATCATTATATGCACAGTTGTCGGGGCAAGTTGAACAGCTTAATGAGGCGGTCAAGGATAAGGAGGGCACGATTGAAACCCTTGAAAGACAATTGGTGCAAGCTGGTATTAAACAAAAAGTTATGCA